GCTAAGAATATTAAAAAGAAAAACGATCAAGATATTGCAGCAGGTGATATAGAACAAAATGCTATTGTATCTGTAATCTATGATGGTACATCTTTTCAGATGTTATCACAATTAGGTACTTCAGCAGGGTCTATGAGTTCTTGGACATTATCTGGTGATAGTGGTTCTAATCAAACAATTAATGATGGTAATACAGTAGATATAGCAGGAGGAACTGGTATAGATACAGTTGCAGGTTCTACTGATACAGTAACAGTAAGTGTTGATAGTACAATATGTAAGTTAAATGCAGCTAATACATGGGCAGCAGCACAACAAGGTCGCACATCAACTGCAAGTGTTACTGGTTCAACAACATTAGATTTTACTTATCAAAACTTTATATTAACGGCTACTGGTAATGTTACATTAGCAAATCCAAGTACGGAAGCAGCAGGTCAATCTGGTATAATTGTATTTATTCAAGATGGAACAGGAAGTCGTACATTAAGTTTAGGAACAGATTATGAAACAGCAGGAGGTAGTGGTTTAACAATATCTACAGCAACTAATGCCGTTGACATTATACCATATTTTGTTAAAGCATCTGGTTCTATCCAATTAGGAGCACCACAACTTGCATTTGCATAAAGGAAATATAAATGTTTAATAATGAACTCTGGCAAAAACCAGCAAGTGGAGCAGCAGGTGGTAATTTTTATACGCATCAAATAGCCAAAAGTTTTAGATGGGATTCTGGATATTTAAAATGGACACCCGGAAGTGCTGGTAATAGACAAGTTTGGACTTTTAGTTGTTGGGTGAAAAAAGCTATACAACCCGGAAATACTGACGTTATGTTGTTAAATGCAGGTACAAGTGGTGGTCAGTCTTCAAGATTTAGAGCTTATTGGTATGGGGATTTATTACGTTCTTCATCAGCAGATGCAAATTATAATGTTAGTAGTGGGGTTTATCGTGATCCATCAGCTTGGATGCACATAGTATGGAAACTTACTGGAGGTACATCTTATCAATATGTAAATGGAGTTGAAGTATCAACATCTTCTGTATCTGGTGATGTTGCTATAAATAATAATGTAGAACATACTTTGGGTATTGCAGGAGATTATGGAACAGGTGGAAGATTTAAAGGTTATATTGCAGAAGTAGTTTTTATAGATGGAACTGCACATGACCCAGACGATTTTGCTGAAACAAAAAATGGTGTTTGGATTCCAAAAGACCCGAGTGGATTAACATTTGGTTCTCAAGGTTACTATTTAGATTTTGCAGATGCGTCTGCTCCCGGAAATGATGTAAGTGGAAACAACAATGATTGGACAAATGTTGATTTAGCAACACACGATCAAATGTTAGATACTCCTACCTTTGATTCTAGTTCTAATGGTGGTAATTTTGCTACTATTGGTGGATTAGAAAAAAATACTGGTGGTTTTACATTTAGTGAAGGTAATTTAAAATATGCAGTAAGTACTAATCAAAGAGGTTTTATTTTTTCTCAAGGAGTTCCTGAGTCTGGTAAATATTATTGGGAAGTTCGTGTTACACAATTTGGTGGTACTCAAGATCATGTATTTATAGGAGTATGTGAACCAGATAAAATGAGAGGAAATCTTACTGGTTCTAGAGGTGGAGCGCAAGTAAGTGGAGCAGGAGGTTATACTGTTGATAATTATCATGGAGCAGCAGTTTTAGATGGTTCTACTCAAAGTGGAGATTCTATAGGAACTGCTAGGTCTGTTCCTCAAACATTTGGTATTGCAATAGATAGAGATAATAATACTTTTAAATGGACTTATGATGGAAGTACATATAGTTCTACTTATACTATACCTTCAAGTGGAGTTTTAGCACCATATATTGGTAGTGGTGGTGGTAGTAATACTGCTAGTGGTGTATTTAATTTTGGAGCTGACTCAACTTTTGCAGGACTTATAAGTGCTGGTGGAAATGCAGATGGTAATGGATATGGTAATTTTTCTTTAGCTGTGCCTTCTGGTTATGTAGCTTTATGTGCTGCTAATTTACCAGTAGCAGATGCAGTTGATCCTGCACAAACTGATGACGATTATCCACAGAAATTGTTTAGTCCTTTATTATATACAGGTAATGGCGGTACAAATAATATAACAGGACTTGGTTTTAAACCTGATTTGGTGTGGATAAAAATTAGAAATACAGCTTCTAATGGTCCATTAGTAGATTCAAGCAGAGGTACAAATAAAATACTCTTTTCTCAAATTACTGATGCTGAAGTAACAAGTGCAAACTTAACAGCATTTGGTACTGATGGTTTTTCATTAGCAGGAGGATTAGCTTCTTATGATGCTAATTTTAATGGCAATACTAATACTTATGCTTCTTGGAATTGGCGTGCAAATGGTGGAACAACTAGCAGTAATACTGATGGTACAATTACAACAACATTACAAGTAAATTCAGCAACAGGTTTTAGTATAGGAACTTATACAGGCTCAGGCTCTAATGCTACAGTAGGGCATGGTTTAGGAGCTAGACCAGATTGGTCTATATTTAGAGAAAGAGGAACAGCAGGAAACTGGATAGTTACATTCCAACCTGTTATGGGTAGTAATGATCATAATTTGTATCTTCAAACACATATTGCTGAATCAGATGGAAATTATTTTCAAGATACAGCTATGACATCAAGTGTCATAAGTATAGGTACTCATGCAGATATAAATGGAAGCAGTAATACTTATGTAATGTATAATTTTATTAATGTGGAAGGGTTTTCTAAATTTGGAAAATACGCTGCAAATGGAGATGCAGATGGTGCATTTATTTATACAGGATTTAGACCTGCATATGTTATGATTAAGGGACTAGATGTTGGTGCAGAATGGACAGTTTATGATGATAAAAGAGACCCTTTTAATGAAGCAGACCATATTTTACAAATGGATATACATGATGCAGAAAGAACAGATTTAGATGAAATAAATATATTAAGTAATGGTTTTAAATGTTTATCTAATGGTGGAAGAACCAATCAAAGTGGTAAAAATTATGTATATGCAGCATTTGCAAATAATCCATTTAAATACGCAACAGCAAGATAGGAGAAAAACAATGTGGGCGTTAATAAAAAGTAATAAAATAGAAGAAATAATATCTAGTCCAAAAGAAATGGTAATAGATGATGTTCGACACCCTAGAGCATTATTTAGTGCTTGGACAGATGCCGAAAGAAAAGCTATTGGAATATTACCAGTAACGACAAGTGGCACATCTCTTAATAGTGCTTATTACATAGAAAAGAATGAAGAATTTGCTATAGCAGGTGATAAGAATAGTGTAATTAGAACTATAGGAGAAAAAGCAGCTGATAAAAAACTAGATGACGAAGATGCTAAAGATGAAGATGGTAATCAACTTTTAAATGATGATGGTTCTAAAACTATTAACTACGGATTAAAAACTGTAGCTAAAAACAAAGCAACTACAGATGCTAATGGATTGTTGAAAGATTTTGATTGGTTAATACAACGCAAAGTTACTGCTGATACGGCAATCCCTTCAGATGTTGTTGCATATATGGCAGCCATAAGAACAGATCATAAAGCGATATGTGATGCTATTGATGGTGCTAGTGATATGAATGCTTTTATTGCATTGCACAATGATACATATAAAGAAGTAGATGGTAAACAAGTAGTAGATGTTGTGGCTAGAGTAAATCGTTGGACAGACGATAAAGACGTAAAGCAACATAGAAGATAGTTATGGCAAGAGTATCAGCAGAAAGAGTTAAAGCTAAATTAGACACTCATGAAGCTGTATGTGCTGAAAGGTGGAAAGAAACTATACTGCGTATAAAACGCCTAGAAGCCATCTTTATTGCATTTAGTGGTGCAACTATGCTAATGTTAGTAACAATAATTATAAAACAACTGTAGGGAGAATATAATGAATTACGGATATGGTAATAAAAGTATGAAAAAATCTACAAATAAAGGCAAAAAAATGTCTTATGGAAATATAAAAAAATCTACTGTTATGACAAGTAAAGCAGGAAATAGAACAACAGGTTTTGTTGAAAATAGAACTGACCACGATCAGAAAGCTTCATAATGACAACGAATAGCGAAGCAAGACAAATAGCAATAAGAGCTGTTACATCAACTACAGCTTTGCATAATGAAGATTGGATAGCGTTATTTAATGAAAGGTCTATTGGTACTGGTACATTTAATGAAAGACTATTAGCGTATATTAATGGTGAATTAAGTACAGCATATACTGATGTTAATTTAGCAATACAAGCATTTGCTACAGACCAAGATGATTATAATTTTTCAAGTATGGGGACGTTTACACCATGAGTCAACAATCATTACGACAAGCAAGTTGCCGAACAGAAGCAGGAACAACTGGAACTTATAATGAGGACTGGGATAAAGTTTTTGCAGATTCAGGCTTTACAACTGGTACTTTTTCAGAAAAGATGTTGGCATATACTAATGCACAAGGTAGTGCATGGGATAATGCGGAATGGGACGGAAACAACTGGGGGTCAGGACCATATACTAATGTGAATGAAGCAATGGCACAATTAGGCAGTCAAAATGGTACAGATGATCCCGGAAGTTTATGGTCGCAAATGGGCACATTTAGTGCAGAATAGGAGAATAACATGGACGCAATATTAAATTTAGTAAGTGGAGCACCTGCTTGGGTTTCTGCTGTAACAGCTTTAGTAACAGCTGCAACAGCAATCACAGCCCTAACACCTACGAAAACAGACGACAAAGCAATTTCTTTTATACTACGCATACTTAACTTAGTTGCTGGTAATATTGGAAAGAATACAAACAAGGACGATAAATAATGGGTTGGCTTTCTGCGTTAGGTCCTCTCGCAAAACTTGCTTCTAAAGTTTTTGGATTTATGCTAATGCGGAAAGCAGTCCAAGCTGACGTTATGAAAGAACAATTAGACGATATAAGGGTAGCTGATGAAGTTAAGAAAAAAATTAATGCTACTACTGCTAGTGCTAAGCGTAGCAAGTTGCGGAAGTATAGGAAGCGGAAATAAAGGCTATTGTATAATATCCAGTCCGATTAATCCTACTGATGCAGATATAGATGTTATATCTGACGAACTTGTTGACGACTTATTAATCCATAATGAAATATATGAAAGGTTATGTGAGTAATGTACGAATATCGTTGCACATTACGAAGGGTTATTGATGGTGATACAATAGATGTTGATATCGATTTGGGATTTAAAGTGTGGTTGCAGAAAGAACGAGTGCGATTATATGGCATTAACACGCCTGAAAGCAGAACAAGAAACTTGGAAGAAAAAAAGTTGGGTTTGGCTGCGAAGGCTAGGCTTAAAGAACTCTTGCCAAAGACCTTTACTGTAAGAACAGAAAAAGATGGTAAAGGAAAGTTTGGCAGAATATTAGGAATACCATTAGTAGAAGGTGTTAATATATGTGAGCAATTAATAGAAGAAGGTCATGCTAGAAGTTATTTTGGTTATGGACCTAAAGAATCATGGGTATAAGGAGGAACTATGTTTGAATGGCTTAATGGTTGGTTTACGCCAACACCTAAAGAAGTAAATTTAAATAAACTTACAAAGTTACAATTAGAAGCTAAAGGTAGGAAGTTAGGCATTGAACTCGATAGACGATTAAAAAAAGATAAACTTATTAAACAAGTACAAAAAGCAATTAATAAAGGAAAATAAAATGGTAATGATTAAACATAATTATCCTCGTTCTCAACATCAAGGTGCTGTGCCTGTTGGCTCAACTTTTGCACCTGAACCTAACGAACAACAAATGTTAGCACAAGCACTTAGAGGTAGAAGTATTATGCCACAACAACAATTAACTGAAGAAGAAAGAATAATGGTTATGCAATTAATGCAACAAGGCATGAGCCAAGAACAAGCTATACAACAAGTAATGAGTATGAAAAGTGGATAAAAAGAAATTAATAAATTTAATATCTAACCATGAAGGTGTAATTTTAAAAGTATATGATGATGGTACTGGTCAAGAATTACAAGCTGGCGATATCCTTATAGGACACCCAACAATAGGTGTAGGCAGAAACGTAGCAAAAGATGGTTTAGGTATATCACAAGAAGAAGCAGAATTTATGCTTATGAATGATATAGAAAGAGTAGAAGAAGAAATCAAGAACTTTCCAATAGAACATTTAAATGAAGCACGCAGAGCTATAATAATAGATATGGCATTTAATATGGGTATAACACGATTTAATCCTACTATGTGGACAAAAATGTTTACAGCGTTAGCTAATGAAGATTATGGAACAGCTAGTAAAGAAATGTTAGATAGCAACTGGGCAAGACAAACAAAAAGAAGAAGTAAACGATTATCTGATATGATGTTATTAGGAGATTGGATTGAAGAATG